GATAATATGAGGAAGTTCAAGTTCAAAGTAGGAGACACCGTGATTATCACCGCTGGAATGTCCTTGCAGATAGGCGGTGAATATCGGAATATGAAAAATGAAAAGGCCATTGTGAAATATGCTTTCTTCGATGGCAATGTGAATGTATATACTGTTTCGCCCTTGTCATGGCCGAACAAAGAGGAATGTATCATCTTGGAGGAAGATATGAAGCTGACATTACCGGCTGAGTTCACTTCCAACGGTGCGACCAAGGAATCGGCCATTGAGCATATCATACGCCAGGTTCTTATCTATATCGGTGAGAATCCGAGCCGTGAGGGCCTGCTTGGCACTCCTGACCGCATACGCCGTATGTGGACTGAGCTGTTCCGAGGATATGATCCAAGTCAGAAACCGAAGATAACGGTCTTCGATAATGGTGTAGATGGGCTGTCATACGACAATATGGTGATTGACAGCGGCAACTACTATTCTCTCTGTGAGCATCATGCCATGCCATTCTTCGGCACATACTTCTTTGCCTATATCCCTCACCCCGACGGAAAGATTCTCGGCCTGAGCAAGGTTGCGCGCGTCGTGGACTATTGCGCTGCCAAGCTGCAGGTTCAGGAACGTCTCACCCGTGAGGTCGTGGAAATGATAGGCAATGCCCTCACGGAAGGCGTTAAGCCAGAGAATGCACCACTTGGCATGGCACTCGTGATGAAAGGCCATCACTTGTGCAAGGAAATGCGAGGCGCGAAGAAAAGCGGCCTTATGACCACGTCGTATCTTACTGGAGTGTTCCGCACGGATAATGACGCGAGGGCCGAGTTTGAAAGATTCGTCAATAGTACCCCAGTCTATTAAAGGCCATGAATAAGGAACGTAAGGAGCGGGCAAAGCTGGTTCGCGTGAAGATGGAGGAATCCTTGGGCGTGAGGTTCATCGAAATGCTTCCTGCCAAGGATAAGGTGCTTATCATGCAGTTTCTCATGGAGCAGCCCATTTCCATTCTCCGCTCGTCAATCCTCAACGATGACAGTATGCCGGTGTTCGTCGTAACGTGCGCCGACATGCTCGTCTCGCGGGATTTGAAGGGCTTCATGGAGATATATAAGCACTTCAAGGATGAAGCCGAGTTGGCAAAGAAAAGTGTTGATGTGAAGATAGGATTTAATAACTAAGAAGCACCGAATGAGTACCGAAGAAGGCAAGGCAAAGCGCTTGGCAAATCTTATGCCACCATGGAAGAAAGGTCAGAGCGGCAATCCGAAAGGGCTGAAACCGCTGACCATTCAGGGCATAGTGCGCCAGTTGAAGAAAGAAGGCTATAAGACGTTCACCAAGAATGATGTTTCCCATGTATATCTCTATTGTATGGGGTTGGGAGAGGAAAGGATGAAGACTTTGCTCAATGACAAAGAAACGCCTTTCCTGGTACGTCTATGTATCAAGAGCCTGCTCAGTAAGAAAGGCTTTGAGTACGCCGAGAAGATGCTTGACAGGGCATTGGGCAAGGTCGGTGATAGGCTCGATATCACCACCGATGGCGAGAAGCTGAAGCAAGAGCCTTTGAGCATCCGCTTTATAGCAAGCAAAGAAGATTTGGAAAAGTTAGAGCAAGAGGTTCCCGATGTTCCTGAGGGTGACAGCTGATTATGGCCGAAATGCTGGTGACAAAGAATTTCGTGAAGCTCGACATTGCGAAGCGCAAGGGCTACACGACTGCTTCTGCACAAGGCTCCTCACGTTCATCCAAGACGTATAGCATTGTGCAGTGGCTCATTCGCCAGTGCCATGACATACCCAATACATCAGTCAGCATTGTTCGTAAGACAATGCCTGCGTTGAAGCGTTCAGTCTATCGTGACTTCAAGGAAATAATGATAGATTGGGGCTTTTGGAACGCCAAGGCCATGAATAAAAGCGAATGGGTATATACATTCGATAATGGATCATGGATTGAGTTCTTTTCCTGCGAGAATGAGCAGAAGATGCGCGGCTCGAAGCGTAAGATTCTGTACGTCAATGAGGCCAACGAGATTTCTTTCCTTGAATGGCAGCAGCTTCAGATGCGTACCACGGAGTTCTCCATCATCGACTATAACCCTTCTTTCACCGATGAACATTGGATAAACCTCGTAAATGCCGAACGAAAGACCTTTCACTGGATATCCACTTACAAAGATAACCCATTCCTGGAGCAGAAGGTCATTGACGAAATTGAATCCCTGCAATGGAAGAATCAGTCACTTTGGCAAGTCTATGGCCTTGGATTGCAAGCCATCATTGAAGGTCTTATCTTCAAGAAATACAAAGTCATGGACGAGTTCCCGAACGAGGCCAAGCGCCACCGCTATATTGGCATGGACTTCGGATATACCAATGACCCGACATCGATTGTGGCCGTCTCAATAGCTGGAAGCAAGCTCTATCTTGATGAATTGTGCTACCGCACCGAAATGCTCACTTCTGACATCATATCTGAATTGAAGAAACAAAGGTGGGCACCGAAGATAATCGCCGAATCTGCGGAGCCGCGAGAAATCACGGAAATCTATAACGCCGGTCTCGATATCCATCCCGTCAAGAAATACGCAGGTTCGGTCGTGGCCGGTATCAATAAGATGCTCGAGTACGAGCTAATTGTTTCCCGCCGTTCATATAACCTTATCAAAGAGCTAAAGAACTATACTTATCGCCAGGATAAAGAAGGTAAGTGGCTAAACGAACCTATTGATGCCTATAACCATTGCTTCACTGGAGATACCCTTATCACCACCGCCAATGGCCCTATGCCGATTGAATCGGTCAAGGCCGGTGATTACGTCCTGACTTCGCAGGGCTATCGTCGTGTCTTGAGACGATGGGATAACGGAGTACGCGAAATTAAGCGGTTTACGCTCGTTTTTGATGATAGGCGTGTAATTCTTCGGGCAACACCCGAACATCGCGTCAAAACAAAGGAAACATGGCAAAAACTCGAAGATTTGACCTATGGATGCTATGTGTTTACTCAAACTAAGGATAATTTAGCAGGAATAAACGAAATTAAGCGTATCTTTGCCGCTGAATGCGGCAAGGAGCCAGTTTACGACTTGGAGGTTGAGGGCGTTCACGAATACTTTGCAAATGGGCTTTTGGTTCATAACTGCATGGATGCCGTGAGATACGTGATACTCTCCGAGGTCTTGGGGCAGAATGGCGACGGCCTGAATGCCGAGGAACTTGCAGACATGCTACCATAATATCGCGATATGAGTACAATTAAAGAAATACTGTTGCTGGGCGATGGAACTGCCATAAAGGATTCGCTCACCACTACAAAAAAGAAATTCCGCAAGCCGTTCAGCGAGACGGAAGCAGAGTACGACCCTTACCGTCATGCCGTCATGGATCCTTTGAAGCGAAAGAAGAAAAAGGTCATGGTGGCCACCGGCAAGCGTGACGAGAATGGCAACGAAATCAAGAAAGCCAAGTATGTCGAGGTCTGCCGCATTGCAGTACCCATCCAGCGGCTCATTGTCGAGCGTACCGCTGGTTTCCTGCTTGGGAAGCCCGTAACCTACGATTTGAGCCTCAGGGCAGATGTGGAGCCGACCAAGGAGCAACAGAAGCTCTACGATGATGTTCTTACCATTTTCGATAAGAACAAGATGAAATACTTCGACAAGAAGCTGGCCAGGGCCGTGTTCCGCGAGCGTGAAGCCGCTGAGTTATGGTATTTCGTTCCTGACGAGAATGGCCATCCCACCGATGAAATGCGCGTGCAGCTCCTTTCGCCTTCGCGTGGAGATACCTTGCTGCCGCACTTTGATGATTATGGACGTATGGACGGCTTCGGACGCGCTTACAAGACTGTGGATTATAAAGGTGATACAACTCATCATTTCGATGTCTATGCAGGTCTTTATGTCTATCGTTTCGCCACTGATAAGAACGGTCAGTTCTATCATCCCATCGGTGAGCCGGTTGCTCATGGATTCGACCGCGCGCCCATTATCTACTATCGTCAGGAAGAAACGGAATGGGAAGGCGTTCAGCCGGTATGTGACCGCGTCGATACTTTGCTTTCCAATTGGGGCGATACCAATGATTATTTCGGATCTCCATCCTATTTCTTCAAGGGAACGCTCAAAGGTTTTGCTGAAAAGGGAGAGCAGGGCAAGGTATATCAAGGTGACGGCGATAAGGCCGATATGAAGGTTCTGTCATGGGACAGCAGCCCAGAGTCAGTCACGGGAGAGCTTTCAAACTTGCTCAATATCGCATTCTCATATACTCAGACACCCGACCTTTCTTTCAAGAGCATGAAGGAAATCGGAAGCAATACCAGCGGTGTTTCCATCCGCTTGATGTTCACCGACCCATTTATGAAGGCCGACGATAAGATTGAGCTGTTCGGAGAATGCTTCGAGCGTCGATTCAATGTGGTAAAGGGCGGTGTCGGTCAGGCGCAGGGCCTCAGTGAGAGCCTTGTGGAGAGCGTAAGGGTTGAACCTAAGTTCGAGCCGTATCTGCCGAAGAATGAAGTCGAGGAATTGCAGATGATTACTTCATCCACCGGCGGTAAGCCTACTATGTCCCAGGCCGAAGGTGTGCGCCGCAATCCTCTGATAAAGAATCCTGAGGCCGTTATGAAGGAAATCAAGCAGGAAAAGGCAGATGCCTTGAAGGAGCAGCAGACCATTCTTTCGACTGGAGCATCCTATGACGAATGATATAGCACTCTGTCGGCGCAGAGAAAAAGAAACATA